TTCCTTTTTCCTTTCTTGCGCGTCTGTTTGCCCGCGGGGGTAAGTGCAAAACACCTTAGACAGAGCTGTCCGCTTTCGAGCGAATCGCGGAAAGACGTGAGGGACACGTATGGTCCGGTAATGTCTTCGCAACAGTAACTACAAGAAATAAGTCTTCTCCTTGTAGTAGGCGTCGCAACACTTGTTTTCGCAGTGCGCCCTGACAAGTTTCGCGCTCCTTTCTTGGTTTTGCCATTTCTTCGCCCGGGGGCGGAACGAGTGGACGGCCATTCGTGAATGACAGCACTCGCACTCCCGGCAAAAGGACTCAATGGCTTGTTCCAAACTATCAATCATCCTTCGCCTCCTTCATTTCCGCCGCCCGAATAAGGACAGCGGCGGCCTCCCGGAAAGTTCTGGTGCCAAATAAAAGATGATACGCGGCATGACGGTTTTCGTCTAAAAGGATAAGGTTGGATGGCTTTCTAGTACCGCCGCGATGTTTCGCGAGTACGTGGTGGCGGTTTTTCCGCCCGGCACGCTCGTAAAAGGTACGACTTCCCTGCTTGCTCATCTTTTACCTCCTTGTGTTTTAAAAGAACTTATGAAAATGAATGGTAGGTAAGGATTACTCCCCCTACCGCTACAGCAATTTTAAACAAAATATCTGATATGCGTTTCAGCCAATCGTATGTGCGTTCCTCACGCTGGTCTGAGGCATGACGTATGGCGGCCTCTACCCACTTGCCCGCGAACTTCTTATCCATTTCATCAATCAAAACCTTATTATTTTTCAGTATGGCAATCTCGAACCCTTGGTTGAGGTCATTTTTCAGGTTTTTTATTTGCTCGGCCATTTCTGTTTTTGTCATTAATTCGCTCATAGTTTCCGGACTATACACCTTGCCGTTGTGTTCGGCTATCATCTGTAAGAATTAACATACTTTCGGACCATACCGACGATTACAACCACTATGGCCGTAATAGCCGCAATGCCGTTAATCAGCTGAACTAAGTCGGCCTCTACTATTTCCAGCCCAGCATACCGCCCTAGAGCGATAAAAAACGGTATTAAGGCAATCAATACGCCCTTGATAGTGAGCGAAAGATTATCAGGGTTTCCGCTCGATCCCAAGACGGGATATTTTCTTACAATTTTCATACTCGTATGTTATTAATTAATCGAACCATTCAGAGGAGTAGTAGGGGGCAGAGGCGGGCGGCTCGGCGGCAGTATAAGTGATTTCCAAATAAGGCAGTTGGGCAGACGTAGCCAATTCTCTCGGTTTGTAACCTGCATAATATTGCGTGCCTCCTTCTGTTTCGTATTTTACAATAATATCGAATGAATCTTCCCAATCAAGCGTCAGGGCATTATCTGCGCCCGCGCCCAGGACGGCGAACGTGTCATAACCGTTGGTTGTTCTGGCGGTGTAATGGTCAATTACAGTGGCTGAATAATCACCGCCGGCAGTCGTCCAATTATTGCTAGTCTTATAAACATTCCAAGTTATTTGATCTTCTACCCAGTCGGAACGCGTTACGCTGTGGACACGGATATTTGGCTGAGTCGCTCCTCTGGAACTATTATATAAATTAGCGGTGATGGCTGAAATTGTGCCGGAACCAGCGGGGAGAGCGAATTTCCAAAAGCCTCTTTGAACTCCGGAATTAGTTTGAATCCATATAACAGTTTGAGCGTTTTGGTTGACGGTTGGAACATTACTAGCGACCGAAGTGTCCTGGGATGGTCCAGATGTCGCCGTGTCCGCCGAAGCATATTTTATAAAATCATTCCAAAAACTTATTTCGGCAGTCGTAGTGGCGTCTTTTGTCTTATACCACGTATCGTTTTTCTTAGAAAAAATTTGACCAAAAGAATATTTTAAAATCCATTCATCTGGTTTGTCGGTCTTAAAATATTGTAATGTGCTGTTATTCTCGGCTTTGCGTTTCGATATGTCTTCAAGAAAACCCTTAAATGTTTCGGCAGTAGATTCTTCTTCCGAAGCGTAGGAAATTTGTTTTACATCTTTAAATTCTTGACACTCGCCGACACACCCAGGACTGTCATCAATACTTTTACATTTAGATCCTTTTTTCCAAGTTACGCACTCGGAAATAACAACTTCACTTATTTTATTTTGTTCGGCATATTCTAACGCCATTTGGCCTAAAATATCTTCTTCTGATTTACCGCAAGCCGTTAAAATAAAGACCAATGCTACAAATATTATACCTAATTTTAGTCCTGGACTTTTCATTTTATGAAAAATAAGCTATAATGAAAATATAATTAACTAAACCAATCCTATGAAAAAATTACTACTGTTACCGCTTAATATTATCGCCTGGGGAGGGGTTTTCTTTCTATTTAGTATGACTTGGCTTTCCCACCAGTGCGTTAAACTTGCGAAATAATCCGAACAATAAAGCGCATATTTTTTCAATAACCGTTTGATCGTTTAATTCTTCTAGTTCGTATGGATGAAAACACATATCGTTAAGCCGTCCGCAAGGGCGGTTTTTTAATCATCATAAGTCCCGCACACGTGCAGTCTGGTTTTATAAGGACTGCCGTTGATTGCGTCCACGTCCACATTGATTAAAGCTCCGGCCGCGATCCCGGCATTGGCGAAGCTGGTCGTATTCTGATTGTCGGTATCGCATACTAGAGCCGCACTCAAGATGTCCGTCCCGCCAGTGTTCGGGGTAGTTTTTACGCGCTCGTCAATCATGATAGTAGATGAGCCTTGATCGGTTGAACAGTCAACGGACGTAACCGTGAAAGCAGACGGCAATTCTTTTTGCGCCGCCGAAGAAGTGGCGGACACGCCGGTAATGGCCAGGGAGAAACAGGCGGTATAAAGTTCGGCGTCAACGTCAAAATCCGTCCCTGTAAGAGTTATGTGATCGCCGGCGGTGTAGGTAGTATTGGCGTCATCCTCCCAAGCGGGATAACCGCTAGAACTGATTTTTAAAACCTTGCCTGGTGTAGAAGAAGCAAGCGCTGACCAGGTATTAGCGGCAGAAGCATAAAGAATGGAGCCATTAGTAAAAGACGTTAGCCCTGTTCCTCCATTAGTCCCGGTTGGTAGTGAAAATGCGCCGCTTCCATCTAAAAATGATGTGGCCACGCCGGAGGCCGCCAGCCAGGAAATCGCGCCACCAGCATTTTTTAAAAATCTAGTGCCAGTGGTGCTATTAACCGCTGTCAGGGTATTAGCTGTATTAGCCGCCAAAATGGAACCCTCGGCGATTGAAGTTAAACCGGTGCCGCCGCGAATAACGGGGGTGGTAGTTGAGTAGTGGTCAGCTAAAGTCAGATAAGTAGAGGAAGCGTAAGCCTGCGTTATATCCCCGGTCGGCCAGGTTGACCGGCAAGTATCGGCGTTCAGGCAAAGCACGTTCAAGCTAGACGTGCCAGTAACGGCGAAATTGTCCGTTATGGTGGTGGTGGCGGTGCCTTTGGTGTCAACGGTTAAATTGACATTAGTATCACTCCCGGCAGTCGAAATTATCGGTGCGATATTTGCGTTAGCGGCCTTAAAGTCAATCCAATTAGCGGCCGATACGCCGCCAGTCGTAAAAGTAACAATCGTATTAGGGCTTGTCCAAGTATCTAAAATCTGACTTGTAACAATGCCGCTAGGCGCTTGCGCCAAAGTTGATCCGTCGTAAACAATCGGATAAAGCCTGTCAGTCCAGGCGGTTTTGCCGGTACCACCCTTATTGACCGCGATAGTGGTGCCGTTCCAGGTTCCCGAGGTGATGGTGCCGACAGTGGCGAGATTGGGTAGAGAGGTAACAAGCCCCATTGTGGTGGTGGCCTCTAAATTACTAACCGAGGTCTCTAAAGCACTTATCTTGTAATCATGCGAAGAAGAAACCGCCGAACTATCAGCCCCGATTTTCGCTTCCAAGGCGTTTGCCCAAGCGCTTGAAATTGTTTCTCCGGCACTCCAAGTATTTAAAGAAGTAGGAAAAGTATTAGCTCCTAAAAATCCAGCTTCCGGGTCTTGCAAGGTTAAGACTTTTTCTGTTACGATTTTCGTCTGAATGCCAGGTAAAAACAAACCGAAACAAGCGACAATGCCGATAAAAACCGTTAATGGAAATAGAAGTCTGTTAATCATATTTATGGTTTACTCTCTTTAATAAAAGAGGTGATTGGCTCAATTTTTTTAGTGAAATCAGTCATATTAATTGCTTAGTATTACAAGCAATTTAGCCTTTTTCCCGTCTAAATAACGTAATAGTGCTTCCATATTTGTAAATAATTATTCGCTTTCCTCAAACCAATCCGCCACCTTGCAAAAAAGAGCTAAGGGGAGGAATAGGATGTTGATTAGTAATTGCATAGTTATTGTATTTGAGTGCGGGTTGCGCCTACTTCTTCAAGGGTCATTGAATTAACGTCAAACCAATTAGATTCTATTGCCCCTGCATTTGTTTGGTGTCTTATTACAACTCCTGTATCGCTAGCACCGGTGACTAAAGTTCCGCTTCCTAGTACCCATCCGTCAGTAGTTCCAACTGCTGAAATAAGATTCTTAATGGCTGTTCTTGTATTTCTGTTATAGGTCATTACTATCCCTATGTACCCAGACGTTTTATTAATTGTCTTGTAATAGAATGAAAGTTTATAAGTTGTTGATGGCTTGACTTTTATTAAGTTGCCTATTTCAGAGATGGCTATAGTACTTGCGGCATTCGGCACAGGATAATCTATGTGACAACGACCCGATGTGTCTAAGTTCTCTAACTTTAATGTTTTGGCTCCAGTCCTAGTGACAGCTGTATCGAATTCAGCGGAGGTGTAATTAACATCCTCCGTAAAAAACCAACCTAAAGAACGATTATCCTCTATCCACCCACTCATAGTCCTTGCCACATCACCAGTCGCTTCATCAATTCTTGACCTGAATAATTGTCCGACAGGAAGTCTTGAAAGGGTTGTCGTACTCCTCAACCTCGAAGCCACATCAGTCGTATAAGTTGCTCCTGAAATAGTGCCGTCATTGCCGTTGCCGGAAGTGTCAAGGGCGGTAGTGCCGGAGGCTTCGTTAAAGAGGTATTGGGCTACTAGGCCGGAGGTGGGGACGATGTTGTTGTAGTAGAGGTCAGAGACTTCAGTAGCGGTTAAGGCTCGGTTCCAGATATGAGGGGAGTCGATGATGCCGTTAAAAGAGCGTATGGTATCTACTGAATAATTACCGATACGGAGCGGATTGGTTGTGGTTATGCCAGATATAGAAGTAGACTTTGCGGGTGTACCCGATTGAACCCCATTAATATAAAGAGTTATTGTGCCATCACTCGCTACTACGGCGGAAACATTTGTCCAGTTAAGGGGGTAGCGTATAGAATTTATTTGAGTTGATACGGCGCTACCGCCACTTGTTCTTACTGCTATATTATTAGTTTGCATAGTGAACGTAAACCCATCGTTGCCTGATGTCCCAGTACTTTTATCGAATATTCTACCGCCTATTTCCCCCAGACTCTTAGGATTTATCCAAGCGCTCAAAGTAAAACCACCCGTAAATGTGCTTGCTGGTAAATTAGCGTCTGGGATTTCTACATAGTCATCCGCCCCGTCAAAACTCAAAGCTGTTCCCATGTCTCTAAGGGCTACTCTTTGCGGGGTTGATACTTGGGTTCTTGCGGCTATGGCAATGTTGAGACTACCGACTAAAAGGCATATTGCTATAAAGCCTATAAGAAGTTTTTTCTTCATAAAATTTATTTTGCTATTACTTCTATTGTTTTGATTGCGGCGTCAGCTTTTAAAGCGTCGATTAATATTTGAGCCTCAGCCAGTTTGTCTGTTTTTTCCTGTTCTTCTGTTACCTTGACAGCCATTTCCTCAACTGGTGCAGAGTCTGAAATAAGTTTTTCAGCGTCTTCGACTTTAGTAAGCCTGGGAATAATCAAGGTCTTTTCGATCTTGACATCTCCTTCGGCGTATTCAACTTTGACGGCGACATCGAAATTAGCGTCAGTGTCAACTACAAGTTTTTTGTATTGCATAAAATTATAAGTTATTCGTAAATAAAGGTTACGTTCGTGGCGGCAGTTATATCACTGCTGATACCAGTGGCAAAATATAAATTAAATTCATAAGTACCAACAGGCCAGTCTGCTAAATAAAGTTTTACCGCACCATCTCCGTCCGAAGCGTGGTCGGATATTTCAATAATATCGGTGGCGGTTGAAGAAGCCGTGCCAATAACAATCCCCTTAAGATAACCAGCCGAAGCCTTTACTACCACGTTAGCGGCGGCAGTGTCTTGGTAGGCGTAAGAATAATTAGCTTCTCTAGTTGAGATTGAGTCAATATCCTTGCTCATTGCATACATATTCTGAATGGGCAAATACCCATTTGAATCCACCCTCAAGGGAATAGTCCCTCCGACTGCGACTGTGCCGGTGGCGTAAGTACCGATACTGGTTGTTTTTAAATTACCGGCAGAATCAAGCTGTAAAAGCTCTTGTTCCCCGTTGGTTAGTGTTACCCCGTTCTCGTTGTATTTGCCAGCAGAATTGTATCTATCGTGCTGAACAGCCCCTAATTGCTCATTTTTGTTTCCGAGTGCATAAAATGAAACAGCTATTAAGCTGAACAATATTACTCCCGATAAATAGATTTTTTTGTTCATAATTTTATTATTAATTAGATTTAGTTTCCTTCTGAAAAATAGTAATAGGTTTAGTTTCCTTGATAAATTGCGTTTGCGGTTTTCCGTCAAAAACAGCATCATCAAAAACAGCAAAATCAAATCCCTCGCTTGCTGAGTGTTTTGTTTCCTTCGTAAAAACAGTAGTCGGTTTTGTTTCTTTGGTAAAATCGGTCATAAGTTTAAATTACTGCCCTAAAAGGGCAGAATATCTATACTCAACCTTCGCAAACACCAGCCGTAGCAGTTAGGAATTCGCTTGAGAGTGGCACCCATTTGCTTCCGGTTGATATTACTTCTACGAAATCACCTATATTTTCATCCGATTCCGAAATAGCAATATAATCAGAGGCGTTACAGTCAACGACCGCACCAGCCACGATAATTGAGCCTTCAATATCATCTCCGGCCGCTGATGTTATCGAAGAGCTGGCAGTATCTAATGCGCCCCCGATAATAAAACCAAGTTTACAACCAGTATTGCTAACAGCCGGAAGCACTATTGAGGTGCCGCTCGCTGATATTGAGAAATATTTTCCGCAATCAGCCGCGACTAAAGTGGTTGTAGCATATTGGTTAGTGGCAGCAATCGGTGTGACCATCGCATCGCCGACGATAGTGCCTGTAACTGTCAAATCACCTGACAATGTTGGCGTGGCGTCCTCTTCGGCATAACCGAGAGAATTACCGACCAAAAGAGCGCCTTCCGCTAAAACGATGTTACTTTCCACGGTTGCGCCCATCGGCTCATCCGTAAGCGAGTTAATGTTTATTCCGACAACGACCGCCAGCGCGACTGCCAGGAATATCACTACTCCGATTAAATATTTCATTTGTTTAAAAGCCCGCCGTTTTATTTAATTAGGTAATTCTACCCTGTTGGATTTATTCACCTCCCGGATGTCTCTCATTCTGAAATCACGATTCATCTCACGGGCGGCGATTTTACGCCTCATTTTTTGGATACCAGCCTCGTATTGATTGTAAAGCCGGTCGGCAACCGCAAAGTTTTCAAATTTTTCTGTGGCTCTTGCCGCTATCCTAACCGCGATTAAGTCATGATATTCTGTCGGTATCAACGGCGTATCGCCGGTATTGGTCAAAGCTGATGGCCGGGCAATATAATAAAGTTCTCCCCCGCTGGTAACATCCGATTCAGGGGTCGGCTTTACCCGCATGTAATTATTAGTAATATCGACTATCGGCGTGCTAACTGGCACGCTTTCTTCATCAGAACTGACTACATTTACTTCAGCCGGGTCATAGCTGTAAGCAATTTTATAATCACTCTCACTGATCGGCGTAGTATAGGCCAGTCGCACCTGTTTGACTTTAATACAATCAGTCGGTAAGGAATACAGAGAAGAATTGGCCGCTAAATTGAACTTAACTTTTTGTTCTTCGAAAAAATCCTCGTTGGCGTCCGCTATTTCCGAACAAACGTCATAATAAGCATAATTCGCCTCGGACAAGATTTCAGCGTTAGTCAAAACCGCCGAATTGGTGATGTTCGACTTGAACCTGACTGCCGCTCTGATATTTATGATATTCATATCGTCTCAATAAATTCCCGCCAGCTATGTAAATTCTTGTCTATGTTTTGTTCATTTACTACATCATCATAAGCTGATTGCACTATTTCATCCCGCAAATCCTTGCTTTCAATCAATCTGCTTAACTTCTCAACCCACTCATCTTCCGTGTCCGCGGTAAACCCGTTCACGCCATCCCTAACCGCTGTTTTGTAAAACCAGCCGCTGTAAACCCCCGGTATCTTATTTACGCTGTATTCAAGATATTTGCAGGTTGATTTAAAGCTGTTAAAATAATTATTCTCTAAGGGGGCGATAGCTATGTCAGCCAGTAAGCCGGCCAGGGTGTAGGGATAAAGATTAGCGGTCATGGGTAAAAGCATTTCCCGGCTATCCGGCAAGCCCTCGAAAATATCCTTACCATAAATGAACTTAGCGTTTAGGTCTTTGGACTTTATCCCTCCAGTGCCGATATAAACAAATTTAACGTTTTTGTATTTATCCAATATCCGCTTTAGCACTGGTTTAATCATCTGCAAATCGCCGGTATGAGACGTAGAGCCAGCCCATAAAAGCCGTATCGTGTCCGAGGTGTTGTCTTTCTTTTCTTTTAACCAGTGGGGCAAATCACAGTAATTATGAAAGACCAAAGACTTTTTTGCCATCCAACCGTATTTATTAACCAGCTTTTCATTTGTGCCAATAAAGCCATCGCATTTCGAAATAGTGGTATAAAGTCGATGCCACCATTTCAATCTGTTCTTGATTCCCTGGGTGTTCTTATACTCGTAGTGAGTTTTAGGAACAATGTGAATTAGGTCATCGCACTCGAATATCACTTTTTTACCATGTTTTTTGGCATGGGCGATGTATTCGGGCGACAACACCATTTGCAGGATAACCACGTCCGCCCATTCAATATGCTGTAAAGCGTAAGGGTCATCATGCTTTTCCAAAATGACTTTATGGCCGTGTTTTTGCAGGTCTTTAAGCTGTGGTATCAGCCGGTAAAACCTAGAACCGGTATTGTTATGTATGGCAAAAATTTTCATACCCCGCCTTTTGTTTAGTTATTTAATTTCGGGAACTCATTGCAATCGTCGTTCAGATTAAAAGCGTTCGTACCAACTTGTTTTAGAGCCGCTCCGCAAGCATCGCAATAAAGGTCAGGCGCTACGTCGGACTGATTCTCTTTCTTCATGCCGTTATTCAAAACATTGTCTTCGCCCGCACCTAGTTTAATGTTTTTAATTTCCACCGCCTTTTCGACCTGCTCGGTCTTCTTGCTGATTTTTTTCATATTCTTCTTCTTCCTTGACGTATTCGGATATGAACCCGAATGGAGCGTCATTAGGAATCTTATTTAGTATATTTAAATAGCATTGTGATAATCCGTTGCGAACACCTCGCGGAGTAGTATGGCCATGGCCGACTATCTTCTGCCTGGCCGACAGGACCGGCTCTTCGTAACTCCAGTTATAAATGAAAGTCTTGACTCCCTGCGGTACTGGCCGAGGATAGTTCCTATCCATACCGATTACATAACCTCTATCCCGTAAAGCCACAAAAGCGTCATAGGAATACTGCCAATAAGGGGCGACAAATATCTTTTTATACTTCAACCCCACTTCTTTAAACAAATTCTCGAAAGCGTCAATGGTCATTATCGCCTTATCATACGGCACGTCCATTTCATAAGGTGAATGAGAGAAGCCGTGAACAGCGACCTCTAACCAGTCATAGGAATTGATGATTTGCGCCCATTCCTTGTATTTATCAACCTTAAAGTGCTTTTTATTGTCCTTGTCAAAAAACTCTTGCGGAAAAGGGATAGTAAAACAGGTGATTTTAAAGTTAGGATAGATTTCTTTAAGCCGTAAAATATCATCCAAGCCCGGTAATAAATAACCAAAATCATGGACTTCCAGATAAAACTTCTTGCCTAACTGCGAGCGGTGCTGTTTTAAAAGTTGTTTAGTTAGTAGGGATTTTGGCATACTGGCTGATAATTTTGTTTATTAACGGTTCGTTTTTGGGATTATTGGCGGTCGCCTTGTGCCAGTGGTGGTAAACGATCAGATCGGGAATAGACCAGAACAGATAACCCTTGTAATAGAGCCTAGCCATCAGCTCTGTGTCATCGCCGCCGTAGCCTTTTATCTTTTCACACCAACCGCCGTATTTCCGTAATGCCTCCGTGGGTACGATCAAACCGTTGCCCGTAAAGACATTATAAGGCTCTTGCATTACCACCATCGGGTATTGAGGTATCCGGCCTTTCTTTAACCGCCAGTCGATGTCTACCGCTTTGCCATTGTCTATGTGGTGACGGACACCGCAGACTAAGAAATCGGGATGGACGTATTCGTCCAATTTTTCCAGAAAGTTAAGCTCCGGAAAACTGTCGCCCATAATGAACACACAATAATCGCCCTGGGCTACCTTTATACCCTGATTAATATTCTTAGATAAGCGCATACCCCGATTCTTTTGCCGTTTGTACTGCCACTTAAAAGGAAAGTCAGCGGTCTGGAAATACTCCTTACTGCCGTCGTTAGAGCCATCATCGCAGAAAATTACCTCAAAATCCTGTATGCTTTGTCCAGCCAGCGATTCCACCAGGTTGTCCAGGTATTTACGATGGTTATAATACCCAATAATTATTGAGTATTTAGGCTTTGAGCTTACCGTGTCCATAAATCCAAATATTATTTTGACAATATATCTCAATATCGTAATACCGGGAAAAAAAGGCTACTATGTCGCCCACTTCTTTAAAGTCATACTTGTGCCATTTACTAATGGACAAGGAAGCTGTCGGCACGGAAAACACGATTTCGGGATAACCGAATTTAAGGATTCGCTCCGGGTTGTCAAGGTGCTCTAAAAACTCTATCGCCACCAATACATCGCCGTCTGGCATATCGTCTTTCTCCATGTCCAGTTTCAGGAACTCCACGTTTTTAACTGGAAACAGCTTGGCGTAATCAATCGCCCCCTGGCTGTAATCTATAGCTACGACCTTACTGGCCACTAAGGAATAAAGATAAGTTCCTAATCCGATGCCGCAACCCATATCAACCACATTCTTGTCCTTGCAGAATTGCATGGCGTAATAATATCTTTCCAGATTTAGTATCGGCTCGTTCTTGTTTTCACTTGTATAAGGTGTAAATCTTTCCCCGCTGTTCATACGTTATATAGTTTTTTAAAATAATCAGGATAACGCTTATGTTGTCCATCCGTCCCCTCCATGTGCGCTACACGGTACTCTTCCATGTACATAAGGGCGTAACCCTGCTGTTGGGCGTATTTAGACAAATAGTAATCCTTATTGCCTTTTAGATCGTCCGGAAATTTAAATCCGTCGTACAGCTCTATCGGCGAGGCGAAACAGATTCCTCCTAAATTTGGCACTAAGCCGAATACTCGGTCATTAATCAGGATATAAGGACTTGAACCGTCCTGCCTTTGCCTCAATACACCGCCGGGAAGACTGTCTAAACCCTCCACGTAAGGGCTTAAAATAACTCTCCGGTTCCTTTCAAAAATATCAATCATATCTTTCAGCCAGCCCTTAGTAAGCATTTCAGCGTCATTGTCCAGTTTAACTACAACATCATATTTATCGGTTGCCCTTATTTTCTCAATCAACCTGTCCCAGCCTTTAGCAATGCCGATATTTTTATCTTCTAGAATCGTGATGGCTTTTTCATAAAGCCACTCTCTAGTGCTGTCCTTGCTCCCCTGGTCTAGCACAAACCAATCAAAGTTATAACCAGCAGTCCTGTTCATCGCCTCGTACATCTTTTTGGTATATTCCAACCGATCCAAAGTTAAAGTAAAAATTGCGGCTTTTAGAGGCGGCTTTTCGCCAAAAATGGTCTTTTCCGCATATATCTTGCAGTCTGCCGGGTTAAAATGTTTAGGCTTGTAACCGCCGCCCTCTTGCATTTCTAGGGGATTCTTTTCGCTGATAGAATCGCCGTGATGAAACACCTCAGTAATGAATATCGGCACATGCACAAAAGCGGCATTATTCTTTTGCATCCGTAACCATAGATTCCAGTCCTTGAATTGCGGGATATTCTCGTCAAAGCCGCCAACAGCCACAACTGACTTTCGTTTGACCATAGCTACGCACATTGAGATATAATTCATCCTAGTCAAGGTCTGGACATCGAAGTGCAAAGACCAGCCGGGCTTTTTCTTGCCGCCGATATTGTTCAGGTAATCACCGTAAATCACGTCCGCATCCGTATGAATGGCATATTTGTATAAGATTTTAAGAGCATCTTCGTAGTAAATATCGTCATCATCAAGAAAGGTTACATAATCGCCCTTAGCGTGCAAAATTCCCTCGTTCTTCGGCCGCCCGTCATGGCCGAAGTTCTCCTCCCGGTTGATTACCCTGACCCGTTCATCCAGGATATTATTCAAGACTTTTTTGGTGTCATCATTTGAGGCGTCATTGACAATGATATATTCAAAGTCTTTAAATGACTGATTCAAAACCGATTGAATGGTTTTCTTCAAAGTCTTCGCTCGGTTATAGGTAGTTGTGATGACTGTTACTTTTGGCATATTCCCCGCAATTAATTATTAAACCGATTCTACGGATGAGTTTCTGACGGGCGAATGGGCGGGGCTTTCATCGCCCGCCGTCCCTCTCGTCCGTAGAATCGGGGAGCCAAAGTCGCCCTTGGCTCCCGAATATCTTACGCTAAAGTCGCGTTTGATTCCAAACGGACACCCCTCGCGTTGTGCAAAATCTCTGTAGCCATAACGAAGCGGAATCCGTAAGTATTGAACTGCCGCAGTTCTGAGTTTCGGCCTGGTTCGTTGATAACGATTTCCAGACCGCCCATTTCAGACTGACCGATAAAGTTCTTACCGAAGATCGGCGTCCGGTAAATATCGGTGTTAGCTGAACCGGAGTTGAGAAGCACCTGAATGGTCGGGTCTTCCACGAAGCGTACGCCATACAAGCGTCCGACCTCGCCGGGGATGTCATATTTTACAGAATCCCGGTACTTGGAAATATCCAGCCATTTGGAATCGCTCATAAGGTCATAAGCGACATCCGGGTGGACTAAAGCCACAAAGTAGCCATCCTCGAAAGGCTCGGCCGACGACAGCTTCAGCAAGCGCACGCACTTCCTAACCTCGTCTATAGTAGCTGTGTTGGCTTCTACAACGTCAGACCTGATAACTTTGCCTCCTGCGTAAACCACGTTCGTACCGCCCAGGGCTTTGCCCAACACGGTATCGTTTAACAGTTTACCTGCGTCCATCGCCAAATCCTTCATGATTTGTTCTCTCGTTCCCTGAATAGCGGTATCCATCAACAGCCGCGAGTTTTTGACCAGCTTGCCGTATTCGGCCAGCGTACCAGACACTCTGCGCGCCGCGGACGAAGTTGCCGCCGGGTCTGCCCCTTCACTTAAAGCCGCTCCTGCCGGAGAAACTTTAGTAATGCCGTACCACCAAACGACTTTGCCTTGCCCTTTACCGACAGTCGTCTTCTTGGTTAAACCTTTAAGGGTGAAAGCCGCATAAAGGTTTTCCAGGAAGAAATCATGCCAATATTGGCGAAGAGCTGAGGCGGTCGTAGTAGTTGTTCCGACTCCTGCCATCTTTTTTTAATCTTTTCCCGTCTAAAGATCGTTTATAATATTAAGTCTCCCTTAGCCAGGATTTTTTCCAACCTCTTTTTGCGTTCCGATAACGGAAGCTTGTTTAAGGCTTGTAAATCCAGGTCTTCATCGGGAGAGGCAGTTGACCCCTTGCCCGTTTCCGGTTGGGTGGTCTTTTTCTCGGCTTGTTTACTGCCGTATTGAGCGGCCCCGGCTTCCATTATCGGTTTGACTATGTCTGACCATATCTGACCGTATGAAAGGTTAGGGTTCGCCCTGCCGAGCTTGCGTAGAACCTCTTTTTGTTCCTTGGGGGCTTCGGAATTTTCCGCCAGGAAGGCATTAAGAGCTGTTTCTTCTTTTTGTACCACTAGGTCTCGCTTAATGGTTTCCAGCTCTCTTTTAGTCTGCATGACATCGTACTCTTCCGGTTTCTCTTCCTTGAATCTATTTTCAAGGTCTGCTTTTTCGGCTTCAAGCCGTTCGAGGCGGGTTCGGTCAGCCTCTACTTTAGCTTGGAGGTCTTTCTGCTCTTGTGCCAGTCTTTGCGCCTCTTTGGCTGAAGCGGTGAACTTTTCTTTGTAGTCCACTTCCGGCTCTTTAGCAGGCGGCGTTTCCTCGTTCGCCTCCGTTCCCTCAGGTTCCGTACCCTCAATGTTCATCTCAACATTGATCTCCGAAGTTTCTTCGGGAGTTTGGATTTCGTCCATAATATATGTTTAATTATTAAGGTTGTCTTCTATCGTGGCGATAAAGTCTTTAATGGTCTTGTATTTCCTTAAATTATCAACCACGTTATCCTCAGTGCTATTAAGGAACATTTCTTTGTATCTATCAACTTCTTCCTTTACGCATTGCCAGCCCCTGCTCGCAAGCATTACAAGGATGTCGTTTAGCTTTTCGTCTCGAATATCTCGATTGTCTTGCCCTGTTTCCATTCGTTTTCTTCTTCACTTAATTTTTTAGCGTGCGCGATGGCTTCGTTCTTATCCCTTGAGCGCAGAAATACCTGATTATCTACATCCCGCTGGACGAAAAACATATTTTCTTTTTTGGTTACTTTGAATGTCATATATTGGTTTGCGGATTAATCATCGGGCTATTAGCTGACTGTCCGATTGCTCCCGGCGTAAGCCCGGCGCCCCTGTTTTCGCCTCCGCCGGGCATTAGACCGAACGGATCAGATTGCGCCTGTTCTTGCTTTTCAAAGAAGTAATCAATGTCGCTAAACCCCGCCTGAGTAAGCCACTCTTTATATATTTTAATGGTTAAATCCGGATATGTTTGCATGACCACTGGGTCATTTCTTACTATCGCTAAGAAATCTAACAGTTGCTTTTGCCGGACCGCTTTTGACTCAGAAGCCGGACGATCGGCGGAGATAGTTACATCAAACTTGCCTTTGATAGTTTCCGGTTCCACATCCATGAACATGGTCTGTTTATCGTCGTCCAATATTTTGATAGTGGTCTTGCTCGTTAGGTTAGCAATGTTCAAATCCATGAGCATTTGCCCTAGTTGATGGAAAGCATCCTTAATATTCGAGTCCACCAAATCAAGCATAGTCTGGACATTCTGCTGGCCGATAGCGGCTTCGGTAGCCGTGTCAGCGCTAGCAATACCTTTTAAAAGGTTAATGACCATGGAGGCCTGCTGAAATTCGTTATCAAGGAACTGAATCATATCAAACATGGAAGCCTTAATATCCCCCACCTCTTCGCTTCTAATGTCAGCATTGATGTCGTCAGTCTTAATGATAAAGCCCGGTTTTCTTACCAAGTCTTTCGGTGAAATCCCAGCGGTCTTTCTCACAATCCAGCCCTTATTGTTAATCAGCATGGCATTGTCCAAAAACTCCCGGACTGCGTCATTAAAGGCTTTCTGAATGTGCAAGGCTGGTTCAATCCCGCCCGTATCGTACATGCGGTTCGGCAAGGGATTGGTCTTAAACTTCATCTTGACGAATGGCTTGAATTGTTTGTTGTCCTGGTCTTTGTTGGGATTAAGGATGTTCCTTAACTCCACCCATCCCAGGTCGGTTTGGCCGATGGTAATTATCTTCTTGTTGTCAGCTGTCCAGTATTCCAACAGTTCGCCCCGGTTGCCCTGCGGTTTTTCCGAATAAACAGTATCATCAGAATTGGAAAATTTGGTTTCATCTTCCTCAATGTCGCTGTCAGTTAATGGAATTAGTTTTTTTCGGTTGTCATTATAGCGCGTGTCCTCCTTAATGCAGTCCAGGTCTTTCACAATACGATGGATTACCGGGCTTTCCTGTAGATTGTCCGTATAATAGTCAGCAAATAACTGGTCAATACCGATAACCTGCATGAAAGGCTCATCCTTGTCCCCTTCCATGTTCCAACCTACTTTCATAAAGCCGTTGCCGAATAATATCGCCTGTTTGACCCATTTGACTATCTTGTCATGGGCATACAGCACCTTGTGCCATTGGAAAGTCAATAACTTTTCAGCCACCTTAGCTTTCATCGTATCACCTCGTCCATCCGGGGACACGGTGATATTTTGGTTTTTGCCCGCTAAAAAAGCGGCCAGTAATTCTACCGCTTCATGGCATTTAGGGATATAAAGATTAGAGAGAAAAGGATTATCTGCACTTGAGTCCTTAGAATTGTAAGCCTCGTAATAATCGCGCCAATTCGCCCGCTTGGTTTGCGAACAGTTAATAAAATACTCTTTTTCGCTAAGTATTTTATTTACGATTTCCGATTGTGTTTTTTCCATTTATATAAGCCCCCGCCTATATAATTTCCTCGTGGACCGGTTTGAAATCGAGGTCATTACAACCATGACTACCTCTAGGCGCCCAGTCCCCCTTATGTTGGATACCTAAAGAAAAATAAATCTTAGGTTTTTCCAAACTGCAATAACTGTCTTTTTTCATGTGTATGCAAGCTCTTTGTTTTTGAGGACACTGTACAGATTGCATATATTTAATATCTAAACCTTGTTTTAACCGGTTCTTCGCGGCCAAACTCGCTGTTGAAATTGCTGACCCTTGGTTCATACTGATTTATCTTGTCATCCAAAGCGTATCTAATCGCATCCATTAAATGATTAAAAATATCTTCCGGGATGTTTAATATCCGACCGTCCTTGTCCTCTTTCCAGAGATAACTCATGTATTCTTTCCAGAGATTCTGGCTTCTCTTGGTTACGAAACATTTCTGGCCTTGCACGAACTGAATGCCCTTATTGACACTCCCTTGTCCCTTAATGGACGGAAAGATAGAAACGCCGTAATTTCTGATTTCATCAATGCTCTTTGGTTCGGCGCTGTCCGCCTTAGTAAGAACGCTCGCTTTTTCTTCAGCTTTCAAAATATCCGCTATCTGCTTGTTGCTCAATCCTTTCAGATAACACACCTCATCGAATATCCAGCCGCCGTTATAGTAATAAACATCCACGATAGCAGTCGGATCGTTGGAATAACCAAAGTCCAAACCTCTCACTTCCAGCCGGGCTTCATGCGGCACGGTGTCTATCTGTTGCCAGTTTTTAAATATCTTTCTTTCTGTACTGCTCGGCTCGCCGAGCCATTTATGTTTGTAAAGAGATGGTCGATTCTGTTTATCATCTTCAATCTCTTTTTTAATTACTTCCGGCATCCAGTCGTATTTTTCCGCTATATCGTAATTGACGTTGATTTTCAATGTGTCCGGCCTGCCCTCGATTACCAAGCGTTGATGAACGGGGTCGTCTTCCAGCAAACGGTTATAAGTATAGATTATTTTAGACCCTTTCTTTCTGACTGTCGGTGCTAAGACCTCCAAACTTTTGGACGATACTGTTTGTGCTTCCTCTACCCAGGCGAGGTCGATGCCCTCAATGGACTTAATGCTTTGTTCATTGTGATAAAGTCCTTTAAAAAGAAAATCTGAGCCGTTATATTTATTGATTATCGAATTGTTAGTTACATCGAAATCACTCAAACGGTATGTCCTGATTAAATCCACTAAAAGCTGATAAGAACTTTCCGCAATGGAGTTTTGAAATTCCCTTAAACAGGCTATCCGGTTTTTGTCTTGCCTAGCCCTTATCAAAAGAAAGCGAGCTACTGTATGGGACTTAAGGCTATATCTGCCGCCCCAAATTGCCGCTTCTCGCCAGTCGTTATCAAACAGTCTCTTGAACTCGATTGGTATCTGAATCTTGTTTTCCATTTACAAATTCAACTAATAGGGGTTTTAATTCCACTCCCCCTCCATCTGGTCCAGTTACTGGTTGCGGTGCTTTACCGTAAATCTGCTCTAACATAAATTTCATCAATACGCTATCGTCTTTTTCCATGGCCATTTTATAAGCTTTTTCAGTCAGCTTATCTATCCTATCCTGTCCGAGATAGTCTCTTATTTTGGGTAAATTGGTACTGCCTAACGGACGTGCCATTGTTTTATATTTAATTTATTTTATTATTTAACCTTAGAAAATATTTATTATTTCCCTTAACGCCAAAAATATAAATATCTCCGCAACTACTCCCAAAAATAAAGTTATATAAACGTAAGCTGTCAATAATGCTTTTATAAATCTCATATGAATCTTCTTTTCATAAAAAATTTAAGCCTAATCCACAAATTCAACAAAAAACACTCTTTAAATTCTTCATAAAGTAATCCATCTCTAAATTCATGGGCTACTCCTGTTTTAAACATTCTGGCTTTCCAGTAAAACTTTCTGTCATCGTTGGCGGGGTTGTTTATTTGCCATTGAAATGGACTTGTCCACCTGTGCGGAAAAAAAGAAAATGTTTTAATATATTCTCGGTTTTGTAAATGCATGTATACTGTCATCTGTTCCGTCCGTCTTTAAAATGTTTTTCAAAATATTCCTTGATTTCTGCCTTATTATTCAAATTAAAAGTTACCGGCCGTTTCGGTTTTGTTGTTTTCAGTTTTACATCACCTGTTTGATTCATTTCTATCTCTCCCGGATTCTTCATCCGGGCAACGCTATTGCCAGCAGAACAAGTCCCCGGCTTAGCCATCACTTTGTCAGCTCTCTAGCGTTTATGATTCAGAACGCGGCGAGCCAACCCGGGAGAATTAAAAAAACTCGTATCCAGCTTCAAGCAGTTATTAAAAAGCACCGGCCCATGACGGCTATGCAATTAACACTGCTATGAAACCAGATACGAGCTTTCATTAGCATAAGGGATTAAAAAAGTTATGCCTTAACTATAGCATAAAAAAGCCTTATGCGCAACATCTAATTAGTTTTTAATGAGCCTTTAGTGTTTGCTAAGATTAAACTATTTATTTAATTGTTCACAATTAAAAAAGTTATGCACAGCTTAAAATATTTTTTTCAATTTTATTTTTCGTTTTTAGAGCAAACTTATAAATTATGCCTTATTTGTTAAGCTTTTATTAAACCTAAAAAAGTGCTATACTGGAAATATAAAAATACTTATGCCAAAATCATTGCCAGATAATACCTTTATTTTGTTAGACGGGTTGGAAACTTCCCGTTTCGGGGTTTGCCTGGCAGTGAACCTTGGCGCCCGTCTAACAAAGTGAAGGTATTTTTTGTTTGCGCCGAATTTTTTAAGAGATTTAATTGGCCACCTCTTTAAACGCCAATTCCGCCGAATTTTTTAATAGAAATTCAAATAGGGGAGCGGACTACCCGTCTCGTAAGAGCTTAACAATGCCGCAGTGGGATACTTCCGAAAGGGAGTTCAAAGGATATCCCACCTAGGGACTACTTGAAGATGTTAAAGATGTTAAAGATGTTAAAGATGTTAAAGTAATGCGTAATAATGAAACAAGCGAATACACAAAGACTGTAGGGATTAAACCGGAAAATTTGGAGTGGATAAAAAAGAATAAAGGAAAAAAATCGGCCGCCGGACATTTAGACATGATAATTAATTATTATAAACTGCATGAAACTAAGACCTCTCGACATCTTAAAACTTAAACTCATGGCCGAAAATCCTCGCTGGGGACAAGGCGGCCTTGCCCGTTATTTCAAAGTTGATCGGGCTACAATCAGATACCATTTAAGAAAAAAAATATGACACAATTAGAATTTATCAAAAACCAATTGCTGACCGAAGGCCGGATAACCCGCAATGAAATGCTTAGAAATTTTATTTCTCGCGGTGCGGCGAGAATAGCGGACCTAGAAAAAGAAGGAATGCTTATCAAGGGCGAGATTTTGAAGACCGAACACGGCACGGATTATGTTTATAAACTTATTAAGCCGGAACAGGTGAGGTTAATATGAACTACAAGTGGAAATTAGCTAGTCTAAAGAATATAAAACCGAATGGATTAAAAGTTTTTAGCTGTTTTGCTTGTGGGGGGGGGTCTTCAATGGGGTATAAACTTGCTGGCTTTACTGTTTTAGGATGCAATGAAATAGACCCTAAGATGATGGAGGCTTATAAAACCAACCTTAATCCAAAATATTCTTTTTTAGAACCGATACAACAATTTAAAGAAAGAAATGATCTACCAAAAGAATTATTTGATTTAGATATTCTTGATGGCTCACCTCCTTGCAGTAATTTTTCGATGGCTGGAAATAGGGAAAAAGATTGGGGAAAAGAAAAAAAATTTAGAGAGGGGCAAGTAAACCAAGTTTTAGACACTCTTTTCTTTGATTTTATTGACTTAGCCAAAAAATTACAGCCCAAAGTTATAATTGCTGAAAACGTGAAAGGTATTTTGATTGGAGGAGCAATTAAGTATGTTCAAAGGATTATTAAAGGGTTTGAAAATGTGGGGTATTACACGGAATACTGGGTTTTAAATTCCAAAACAATGGGAATCCCACAGAGTAGGGAAAGGGTTTTTTTCATAAGTATAAGAAAGGACATAGCAGAAAGAATAAAAGGGGTAAGAGAAAATTTATTAACTAGAATGCCGTCTTTAAAATTATATTTTAATGAAAGAGAAATAGCCTACAAAGAAATAGAACAAGAAGATGGAAGTAAGGGAAGACACATTCCTGCTGGCATACTGCCATATTGGGAAAAAATTTTACCTGGCAGAAGCTGTGCAGATGTACATGAAAAAGGCCACTATTTTCAAGAAATAAAACTTGATCCGGATAAACCACTTCCAACATTAAGAGCAGGAAGTAATACTTATTATCACTACAAAAAACCAAGAAGGCTACATGATATAGAAATAATATTAGGTGGCTCATTCCCCACTGATTATATTTTTGTTAAAAATCAACCAATATATATTATTGGCATGTCTGTTCCCCCGCTAATGATCGCTAAAATAGCAAAAGAGATAAAAGAACAGTGGTTTGATAAAATTTAGCCCCTACAATTCCCCAGGACGCTAACCAATCTTTAAAACGCCCCCCAAGCCATAATCTGGGATAAAATCGAAATTATGTCGCTTAGAATCATTTTTTTAACGCTTACAATATGACTTCGCAACAACGCAAAGCACGATTGAGAAACAAGGCCGATAAAGTCTTGCAAGAGACTTGCCGCCTGCTTTATAAAAAATGCCTTATTTGTGGTGGTGAATATTCTTGTGGTCATCACTTCTATCCAAAAAGTACAGCGGCTAGCTTGCGGTATAATCTGAAAAACATTATTCCGATTTGCATAAAATGCCATTGCCGGATTCATTCAAGCGATGACCCCAGCCTAAACCTTAGAATTATTGAGCTTAAAGGCCAAGAGTGGATTGAAGAATTAAAAATCATTAAACGCAACACCTTTATCAAGGACACAATTGAATATTACGAAACAGTTATTAACAATCTGGAAAAAATAAAGCCGTATAAAGTTTAGTTGTGGAAAACTTCACATATAGACGATTTTATTTTTTGTATATGTCGATAAAACCCAATAAATACAGGCGCTTGACTTTCCCCGTAGATATGATATGATATTAACATAACTAATAACACAACGATATGCAAACAGAATATTACGCCTTAAGGTTCGCGGGTACAAAAGCAGACCTAAAAATACAGCTTGATAAATGGTGCAAAGAAAACAGACAATCATTCAATAGCACTGTTATCGAACTAATACAAAAACATTTAAAAAATAAACAAAAGCAAAATGAAAAACACATTCGCCAAAACTAAAGCCGAACAATTTAAACAGCCTTTCATCTTCTTCTACTGGAGGGGCAAGGCCAAGAAGTTAAAAAAGTTACTTAACTAAAATGGCAAATAAAACATCAAAACAAGATTTAGAAAAAATGACGTTATTGGTTGCAGAAAGTTTAATTAATTATTTAATAAGTTTATTTGCACAATGCGGCCAAACAATCACACGACAGCAAGCAGAAACCTTCATATCGAACATAGGACTAAAGCTGTTAGAGAAGAACAAAGAAATAATACTTAAATAATATGGACTTATCACTAAACCAAATCTACAGCGTCATCAAGTTAATTCAAGACCGCCATCTGAAAATCCAGCCGGACATCACCGACCAAATGGTTGACATAATAAAAGGAATTTCCACCCCGCAGTACAAGCGTATCCTCGCCCTCATCTTCAACGACAAGGACAAGGAGCTGAAAGAAATGCTTATAAGTGTGGGGTTTAATACGAGGTTATGACTAATGAAAAACGAAAATATGTAGTTGCTAATTTATCAGGAATAAGATTTGGTAAGCTAGTCATAATTAAATATATCAAATATAAAGGCTGGTTGAGTAAATGTGATTGTGGAAATGAAACGATAGCAAAAACAAGTTGTCTAAATAATGGCAAAAAACGGTCATGCGGCTGTCTAATAGGTAAAAGTGCAATAGGAAAGAAGGCATCATTAGAAACAAAAATAAAATTAAGTCTAGCAAAAGCGGGGAAGCAATATAGGGAAAATAATCCCTATTGGAAGGGTGATAATATTAGTTATCACGGAATGCATAGAAGGATTGTTGCCATTAAAGGAAAAGCAATAAAGTGTATTGCGTGCAATGAACAAAATCAAAGAATAAATTGGGCAAATATAGACCACAAGTATAGATATAATCAGGATGAGTATATATCTCTTTGCCCCAAATGTCATAAAGAATTTGACTTATTATTCAATTTCAAATTAATAAATCCTTATATCAAATTGTGAAAATCCGCCTTACAATTAAAAACCTGGACAACAATCAAGAGCTGAGCCGGGACTACCAATTCGAGAACCCAGAAGATATGGACTGGAATAATATTTGCACTGAAATGTGCCACGTTACCGAAGAAAATGAAGATAAATTTTAATAATTAAGCCAACAGTACGGATTAACCGTCAACGGCAACAAACAACATGGAAAACTCATTTCTCCCGGATTCTTACGAGAAACCGGCTGGTACTGGAAAGTACTACAAGCTCCAACAGGGAGACAATCGCTTTAGAATCGTAAGTTCGGCCATAGTCGGTTGGGAGGATTGGAGCGAAGAAAACGACAACGGGAAAATCGTCAGAACGCCAATCAGAACGAAAGAAAAACCGGCGCAATTAATCGATCCGAAAAAACCGGCAAAACATTTCTGGGCGTTTGTGATTTGGGATTACGCTGACAGCAGTCTGAAAATCATGGAGGTAACGCAATCCACAATCCAGGACGCAATTTTTAATCTGCACTCTGACGCTAACTGGGGCGACCCGAAAAACTACGATTTGAACATCAAAAAGACCGGCGAGAAAATGGAGACCAAATACAGCGTCATGCCCGCGCCGCCGCGCCCGTTAGCCCCGGAAGCGACTAAGGCAATCGCCGAAACGAAAATCGACCTGAATAAACTTTACGAGAACGGCGATCCATTCGAGGGAGAATCGATTAACAACGACATGCCGCCCGTTATTGATGAGCAGACGCTAGATGATTCTATCAACAGCGTAGTTTTTTAACTCTTAGTCTTAACTAGCCAGTCCGCCGGTGAGCGGCTGGCTACAAGGAAATGGAAAACCACTTGAAAAGAATAAAAAACAGAATTTCCATTATGCGGGCAGGAGGAATCGAAATCACGCCGGGAATGGAAATGATAATTTTGAAAGAAGCAGAACTGGCTTATAAATCAGGATATGCGGACGGACTGAACTATAAATCCGATAATTTAAAATAGTATGCCCGGACTATGCCAATGTTGCGGCCGGCCGATCAAAAAAAGCCGGACGACCCAACAAAACAAAAGTTTACATAAATATTTCTCTGAACTTTCCCTAGCTTTTAACGAAGCCGGACTGGACGTTAAAAAAGTCCTAAGCCAAAACATCGAACACCCCTGGACGCCTAACCTGGTAAAAGAATTAATCTGGCGACAAGTGCAAATAAGCTATCTCAACAAAAAAAGCACGACTGAACTAACCACCAAAGAGGTAACGGAAATTTACGACATCATCAACAAATATCTAGGCGAAAAATTTTGCTTGCACGTTGAATGGCCGTGCGTTGATACTTTAATGCTTGAAAACTTAAATTAACCCTCCCTGAGCCGTTCCTGATTTCTGGAATCAAGACGGCAGAGCATAAATATGCAACAAATTAAAATATTTAATAATTTATGCGAATTGCACATAAAATATAAAGAAGAAATAGTGAAAACATTTATTTCTATTGATGATTTAAAGCTGATAATCAATTATAAATGGTGGATTTGGCAGAAGAACAAAGGAAGACATCGTTATGTTGCCACTAAAATATGGAACGGCAAAAAACAGTTAACGTGTTATTTGCATAGTTTAATAATTAACAAACCGGGGAAGACAAATCTTGTAGTTGACCATATGAACAGAAATACACTAGATAATAGAAGGGAAAATTTACGTTTAGTATCTAGGAGGGTGAACGTATTAAACTCGGATAAGCCCCCGAAAGATTATCAAAGAAAATAGCGCAAGCCGTCCCGGTCCACCCTGAACTCGGATCGGGACCGGCTCTGGATAAGATTAATAAATCGGTGCTTAGTTGGGCAGTGGCGTGGTAGCCTGAAGATAAAACTGGAGTTGAGGTCTTTCCCGAGACTGAAAGAGGGGTTCGATTCCCCCATAATCTTTGCAGACCAACTGCCTGCCCAACTAAGCACCGATTAATTAATAATCCCCGAACCGCTCCTGATAGTTTCTAGGACTATCTGGCGGTAGCATGGGAATTACTGCCCCCTTTATCGGGGGCGGTTCGGGGATTATTAATAAATCGGTCTTTAGCTGGGCAGTGGTGGAATAAGACACAGTCATTGGCCGCACAATGATGACGGTTTGCGGAAAAAGTCGTGCAGGGGAGTTGGAAAATAGGGTTCGTCTAATGGCAGGACGCCGGTGCAATTAAGCCGGAAATGGGAGTTCAAGTCTTCCACCTAAAAAGCTAACGATTACCTGCCTGCCCAACTAAGCACCGATTAAGCCTTATAAGAAATAATATGAAAAAAGACAATTCAAAATACGAAATACTATCAACAAAATGCTTAAGCGGTAAACATACAGCCTTCATTGAAGGCATTATAAAAGGTTTATGCGAGTGCGGTAATTGCAAAATTATGATTAGGCAACATAGGAAATTATCTAAAACCGCTTGGCACGAAATACCAAAATATCACGATTATTGCTTTGACTCCGAAGAAGTAATGGCTATCAAAACTAAGCTGTTAAAAAATATAAGCACCAATTAATAAGTAGCAAATGTATGAGCTTTTTTGATGAAATAAAAAATACTGTTCAATTTGTAGATGACTTCATATTGGAATGTCCTAAATGTGGTAATGAAAAATTAGAACAATGTAGAATAAGCATGAGAGGTACAGGGCAAGATGACAAGGGCGGTTTATATTGCGGTAAATGTAGAATGCTATATCAGCTAAAAAATTAGATGTTTAATAACTAGCTATATGAAAAACTACTTACGCAAAAGCGAGCTAAAACAAATCATGATTTTTGACCTTTCGCCGTTATCGAATAAGTTTGTGAAAATTTTACGAGCCTGGCGGTGGGAGATGAAAACGGGGAGAGCTTATAATAAATAATATATTTTTATGAAAAAAATATCTAAATTAACAGAAAAGCAAAAATCTCAAATTCCAGTATTTATTGATAAATGGGTTAAACTAGCATCTCGTCCTGTTGATAAAAATAAAGCGAAGAAAGCTATCGAGGATATGTATAAAGCCATGGGGGAGAATAATCCCATAGTTATTATTGGTAATTCCCCTGCTAATGCTTTTTTATTGAATATTTTATTTTTTACTTTAATTAAAAATATAAAATCCGACCAGCTTCACGGCCAGCTTTACGACCAGCTTCACGGCCAGCTTTACGGCCAGCTTCGCGGCCAGCTTTACGGCCAGCTTTACGACCAGCTTGACGGCCAGCTTCGCGGCCAGCTTGACGGCCAGCTTTACGACCAGCTTCACGGCCAGCTTCACGGCCAGCTTGACGGCCAGCTTTACGACCAGCTTGACGGCCAGCTTGACGGCCAGCTTGGGAGTTTTTATTTATCATATTTTTGGTATGATTGGGCAGGGTTATATGACTACGGCAAATATATTGGAGTTAAATATAACAATAAAAAAATGGATTTATTTTTTAATTTTATTGTCGAATGTCACTTCGTCCTAGCTTACAAAGGTGTCGCTTTTATCTCCGAAAAACCACAGATTAACTTTTTTAATAGACGATTACATTCTTTAACGGGCAAGTCAATCGAATACCCAGACGGTTGGGGTTTATATAATATTAATGGCGTTAAGTTTGACAAAGAGTTGTGGAAGAAAATTACAAATAAAATTATTACCCCGGAGGAAGCAATAAAATTACCGAATGTCGAGCAAAGAATCATCGCTATACAATATATTGGTGGCGAAAGATTATTAAAAGAATTATCCGGTAAAATAATAAGCCAAGATGAATATGGCGAGATTTGGGAATTGGAAAAACTACAAGACACTAACAAAAAGAATTATCGCTATTATGTTGCTAATGACCCGAGCAAAAACGAAAAGGTATATTTACGCACTCACCCGGACGTAACCACCCCGAAAGAAGCCATGACTAGAGCATACCGTTTGCACGAATTTAAAATCGAGTATAATCCCATTAAAAGAACTTAATAATTTAAAATAATTCTATGGAAAAAATAACAATCAAGCAATTTTATCAAGGGGACATTTCCATCCTTAAAGGAGTATCTAAGTTGGATGTCGAGTTGAAGCATTTAGACAAAGAATTAGTTGTCGCTGAGGGGGAAACCACCGGCCACGCTCATCGGTTAGTTGCGGAAAAGGGCGCGGTCATAGATTATACCGAATACCTAAACGGCTGGTATTTGGATATTAAAAAGGGCCAAGCGAAATTAACCCATGAAGAGCATGAGGTTTATACCTTTGCTCCTGGCAAATATTATTTCGGCCATCAGTATGAGTATGACGAATTGACCGAAAGGCGCGTGCAAGATTAATTAAATAAAATAAACACTATGCAAAAACAAAAAATCACCAGAAGGGATATTGCTTATATCCTTATCGCGCTCACTCTTTTCGGCTTAGGCTTTCACGCCCTCCTCGGGTATGCCGGCCAAGCGGGTATTAAGCTCAGGCAATTCATCGAAGACCCGGTGAACATGTCGGCCATTAATCAGAGCTTGCTCGTGGTGCCGCAGAGAGCGGAGGCGAAAGAAATTGTTAAAGTTTATTTAGGCTCTAAAGAATGGATAAAATCCGAATGGGTTAAAGCCGGTATGTGGGAACAGGCATATAGCGTAATAAATTGTGAAAGCCGTTTTGATCCGTGGAGTATTGGCGACGAAGGAAATTCAAGGGGACTTTATCAAATACATAAAAAATATCACCCCGAAGTATCAAACGAATGTGCATTTTCTCCAGTATGTAGCACTGAATGGACGATTAAATATGTTGAGAAAAACGGCTGGAAAGCGTGGACTTGCGGGCGATTATTGGGATTCAACTAATTTGACCAGTAAAAAAAATTGTGCTGGCACGCCCAAAACAAAAACGAAGTCATCGACTTTCTTCATTCAATAATTTGTAAATAATATGCCAAAAGAGAAAAGCATAATAGAGGATTGGAGAAAGGAGGTGGGCAGGATAGAAGGATTAATATGCCCGGAGTGCAGGACTTGTTATCCGTTTTCCCGGAATTCATTCAACTTATGCGTTTGTTCTCAACACCCAGATACGGTTTGCATGAATAGCGAAACGTGGATCTTACATCAGACGGAGCAATTCCTCCTTACCAAACTCCAAGCCTTGAAGGAGGAAGTAGCGGGCAAGGAAAAAGAATACCCCAGAGAAGACATGTTCAACACCAAGGAAGAATATTTTAACGCTTGTGATAATGTTGACCAATGGAATGCCCACCGCCAGCACACCATTGATATGTTTGAAAAGTGGGGAGTTAAATAAAACAGTAAAATTGTAAAGGTATGAAATATAATCTGTTTAAAACAGAAACAACAGAAGCTGAAACTATAAAACATTTATTAACAGTACTCGCTTGTTATATTAGAGAGGCTGACGAATTAAAATTTGATAAAGCAGAGAGCCGTTGGCAAGACGCTGAAAAATATCTAAAAGGATATATAAAAGAACTTTTTAAACAAAACAAACATTCTAAGATTTAATAACCTAAGGCGGTAACGCCGTAAAGATATGACCAAACAACAATACGACAAACTGCCACTAGACCAACAAATGGCATTCATGAATAAGGTTTACAAAGGCGAGGCTAAGTTCGATAAGACCGAGGACGATTTTTTAAAGGGGTTTGCTAGAGATTTAGGAATAAAATAATATGCGGAAAGAAGAAAAACAACTTGAAAAACTAAAAAAGGAGCTTGATTTTTTATATCTTTATCCACTAGCGCATCCATCTAAAATAGAAAAATTGGAGAACGAAATTAAATTGAAAGAATGTAAATTTATAGACAACCACAAGCTATGCAGATACAACTGCCAACTGACAGAGAACCGAGGCGTTTGCGATAGGAATACTAAATGTAAAAATTATAAACCAAAGTTATGAAATACATCCTCATCACCCTAGCCATAATAATCATCTTTCTACTCGGCTCCATGTTTTACGCCAAGGCTGACGAGGAAATGACGGACGGTCAGCTTACTTTGGAACTGAATGAACAGGCGGCTAACTTCCATTATGAATGGGAGACGACGGTTACGGCCTCTGTCGGTAATAATTTTTGCAACAACTGTATCGCTCAGGCCGAGGATCGAAAGACGAGAGAAATGTGTTATGCGTTGTTTTGTAAATAAAAACACGTAAAACGAAAAATAAGCCATGAGAGGCTCCAGAATAAAAAGCGGTAACGCCGTAAAGATATGAAACAAATAACATGGATATGTATTGGCTGCGGACTGAAACATTGCCCCGATCCTAAGCGGATTTATGGCGTATCTACTTTTCATAAAGGCAAATGCGATGCTTGCGGAAAGACAAAGTCAGTAACGCAGGGCAGGGATTATGGAGTTTATGAAATTAATTGATATGAAAATTTTCCTTATCGCAATCATCCTCCTATCCCTATTCAGCTACTTCATTGCGTCAGCTAAGGAAGTGGAGATGACCGCAATAGAAGTCTTCGAAAAATATGGCATTAAATAATCAAGATATTAAAAACTAACGGCTCGACTTTCCATGCTTAACGAGTCCAAGCCGCATGTGCATCCAACAAAAAACGCTCAAGGATTTGAAGTTGCGCCAATGTCAGATTTCAGACAACAAGAAAGCCGAGTGCCGGAAATGCCCATTCAATTTTAGTTATAAATACCGAAGCAAATGAAACTAATCTTATTCATTGTTTTGCTCCTGCTCATCATCGTGGTAGAGTTCTTCATCATAGTCTGGGATTACCAAAAAACCCGTCTGTATGACGAGCTTTTAGGTGAGATGCAGGAGAAGTATTTGCGGATCGTTAATACTAGAATTGATTATCCGTATATTTATAAAGATATTTGCCAATGATTAATATATCGGAACAGATTTCTTATTTTTCGGTTCTACTGGCGGGATAGTGTTTAAACTGCCCCCGAATAAAGCACCAATTGCCATTAGCGCTTTTACGAATGAGCCGTTACTATCATCTTTTATTTCTTCATATATAGAATTTAAAAACATCGGCCTGAATCTGTCTATTACGGATTGGGTCGGTGTTTTTTCTTCACCAATCGCGTTGGCGCCGGATAACAAATCCACAATCAACGAGGTGTTGGGTGAAAGTTTATATCTAATCCCCTGACTGATTAAATCGGAAGCCGACGTTTCACCAATCTTATTTCCAAGCGGTTTAACTTCGCCTTTTTGCGTTTTGGTTTTGCCAGACAACAAGCGAGATAATAAGGTTGCATAGGTAGCATTGCCGCCAGATACGTCTAGATAAGAATTCCCAACTTTTATTTTTCCGATTTTACTGCTTCTCGGGTCGGTTTCCGGCTCATCGCTTCCCAGCAATTTTGCTAATTCAATTAATGTTATACTGATAGCCGTACTGCCAATTAAATTGCGCAAAGCGGCTTTTTTTGCCGTCTTACTAATTTTAGGGTCAATATAATTCCAGGGATTCAACATGTTAATAGTGGACGCTATTTTACGGCCTGAAAAGAAAACCATGTTCACTTCGGGGGCGGCACCCTCTAACGCCCCTGGTAATTTCGCTCCGCCAGTAAAATTATTAACAGTCTTGGCTATATCCTCGCTTACCTTAGAACCGATATTTATATCTTCTCCGGCTAAATTAGCCTTTTCCAGCAAGTCCTTGAAAACATCATATCTTAGCTTGTTTAAAAATCCAGTATAAGCTCGCTGTGATGGTCGAACGCCTGGTATTTTATCTAATAGGGTGGTCATAAACACCTCTTCTCTTTTATTTAAATTTTGGCCTAACTCGGTTATCCTTAAACCAGCTTTTTTAGCCGTCTTATACATCGGATCGGTAATAATATCAGCTTGCAAGTTTTTAAATGCTTCCTCGCTCTTAAAATATTTAAACATGTTAGCAAAAGAAGTATAAAACTGTTTTCGGCTCAACATCCCCCACCCCTGGTTTAGGGGGGCGGATAAATCGATGGTGGTCATAGCGGCTCTCGGCACTCCGGCCACATTGACTATAATGTTTGCTTTTTTCGGATTAAGTGAATTTACATAATCGGTTAAATCCATCTTCGCCCTGCCCAAAAGCGTATCTGATTTAGTCTTATCGGTTTTAACCTCCATCTCTTGCACCTTACCGGATAATTCCGCAATCTTATTTGCTTCTCCGATAGTAATATCTAAACCAAGACGCTTAGACGCCAAGTCTTGTAAAAAAGCTTGTTCAGTTTTCGGGCTCAAAACTTCTTTCATGCTCATTATTTTATCTACCAAAGTATTCTTTAACTCAGGTTTCATACCGGTTATCTGCTTCGCCCAGTTCACTAGCCCTCGCTGTTGATTTTTAAGCAACAGTTTGCTTTCAAATAAAGCGTTAACTTCAAAAGCGTTCTTTTCACCCATGATTTCAGCGAAAAAAGCTCGGCGCTGTTCGCTCGACATATTGCTTAACTTATCAATATTAATTTCGCCCGATCTAATCAAGTCTTTAAAACGTTCAGCGATTTTAGGTAATAAACAAAAAGCCATTTATTTGCATTTAATGGACTCCACAAAAGCCTGCCAATCGCTTTTCGTGGGTGTCTCTTTTTTAATTTCTTCTTTCATTTTCTTAACTTCTTTTTTCTTGGCTTCGCTTACTTTCTTGCCGGTCTTCGTCTCATACGCTTTTTCCCGTTTTTTTATCACTTCCCGCATAGCCGTGACCGCTGACGCTTGCTCTCTCATCCGAGATAGGCTTAATTCAGAGGCTGATTCGCTCAATTTGGTTGCTAATGGTGATTTAGCTAAATCCGCCATTAATTGCGTGTCTTTGTTGGTCTTAGCGAAATCCTCGGCAATAGATAGGGCTGTACCCGGCTTCATTTCTTTCGGCAACGGCGCTTTCCCTGTAGCAATATCATTAATCTGTTCCGGCGTATATTTTTCAGCTATCTTGGACTGTTCTTTTATAGTGGATGAACTGTAGTCAGCTAATTCCGTATAACCATTTTTAACCATACCTTGTTCGACGGCTTTAGCTGAAATGCTTTTAGCTACGCCGCTGATTTTTCCAGTTGATTTCACAATAACCTCGCTTTCTAAACCAATATATTTTTCTAAAGATTCTTTGCCTATGCCAGAGAATAAATTTTTTGCTTTGGGGTCAGTCAGATCTATCAAGATTTCTTCCGGTTTAAATGTTTTAGAGATTGGGTTGTCTCCAATGGCAGGATTTTTACTCCAGCTTTGCGGCTTAGTAACATCAACCTCGCCATCTCGATATAATTTTATTTCTTTGGTCGGCTTAATAGCTAATTCATCAATTTTGTTTAAAACCTCTGGTGTTAAAGATTTTCTTTTATTGTAGAAGACGTAATCCTCAATAGCCTTGGTAACCATCGGTTCTTCTTTCTTGACAAACTTATTAAACTCTATTTTCGGTTTCTGTTCCGTCAGCTCAGCTACTTTGGCTTTTAATTCAGACGTAGCTCGTTCTTCGGCTTTTTTTATAATCGTCTCAGCATCGGTTTTGCCATATTTAGTTTCCAATTCCTTAACCTTGACCTCTTTACCTTTAAACATCTTGCCACCAGCATAAATCTGTCCAGCTAAAGACGCGACTTCATTTACGCCCTGCCGAATATTCTCGGCATCTTCTTTTTTAATCTTCTTGGATGCTATCAAGGCGTTCAACCCCTCATTGGTTAAGTTAGTAAGCTCATCACCTATTACCGCTAACGGCAAGCTAATAATACTAGCGATAGACCCGATTATCGGGATATTTTTACTAGCAGAAAAGGCCGCCGTAATCGGCGAAAAAATCACCCCCGCTGTTCCGGCGACAGCCTCTAAAACTTGCCCGGCTTTTTCGCTTTTAGTCCCCGGCGTAACAAACACATCGGCTATTCTTTCTCCGCCTTGCTTTTCGGCGTCTACAATGGCTTGCGCAAAATCGGTTACAGTCTTTTTAATATTAGGCTGAACAACCTTAGTGCTTTCCGCCACGTCTTTAACTGCTTGCGTAGTTTGTGGATTAACGTTGATTGCCTCTTTGACACTTTTAATCGGGTGTAAAAACGTATCTTTCAAGCCAGACAAAAAGTTTGCGGCTGTTCCCTGTTTTACCCCTTGCTGAGCGTCCAGTTCTTTTTGCAACAGCCCCATTATTTTAGTTCTAGCTTGCCCGAGTGTAATCGCCTTGGAATTATAGTCCTTGGAAATTTGCCTTTCCGCTTCTGTTATGCGTTTGTGGGCGTCTATTGGCAAGGCTAAAATATTCTTGTCGGTTTCACTTGACCCGCCAAACTCCACCGGAATAATGTGGTGGCGTTCCGTGGTCTCATCATCATCTGCCCCGTTCTTTCTTGGTGTTTTGAATAGCTCATTAGCATTGCCAACCACTTGATTGTAAGCACCCCCACCTAAAAATGACGGCAGATATTTAGTTTCTACTTTACTGGCGGGTTTAGATATAATAAATTTACCAAAGTCTATTTTGGTCGGCGTAGTAGTAAATTTGGAAAAATCAATGCTCATTTAGGGTAGTATTTAGATTTATTTAAAATCTCATCCAATTGGTCAGTGGTTAAACCCTTATCACCGTATTTGTTCATCAAATAGTTCCATGAATCTCCCCAATCACCACCTTTAGCTAATTTATTGAGTTCAGCGGTTACTTCTTTTTGAAATGCTTTTTCTTCCGGAGTATAATCATCTTCTCCTTTAGTTAAAGCGTTTTTTTCTTCGGTCGTAGCCGCCCGCCACTTGCCGTCAACACCGGCGACTAGAAAAGAGGAGCCGCTTTGCACTATATCGCCTTCGTTATACCCGCTAGATGGTTTTCCGACTTTAATTGAAGCGGCTGGTGTTCCTCCGCCCCCTCCACCGGAATAATTCCCCTGATTCAAAGCTACCGCCACTGCGTCTCTAATATCGGCCGGGACGTTTGTAAGCTTAATATTTCCGGCTTGGATTTGCGCCACATAAGCATCCACTTCCGGCGTATTACCAGCCTGCCCCGGTTTCAAATAAATTCTGTCATCCGGCATTTTCACGAAGAAGTCATTAAAGTTTCCGGCATTAACGCCGAAGTCTTTGACCACTTTGTTATAGACCTCAGTGTTTTCCATATAGACATACCCCTGCAATCTCAGGTTTTCCTCTTTGGCTATATCGGCTTCATGATAAGCCCGTTCTTCTTTTTCGAGCTGTCCCATTTCCTGTAAGAGGTCTAACTGCATACCCTGCCATTCTGTCCAGTCAGCTACCGTATCCTTGACGTTCTGCATGGCCATCTGGTATTGGCCTTGAATAAGCTGAACCTGCCTTTGCGATGAATTGGCGGCATTAACCGCAGTATTAATGGCGTAAATATCGTATAATCTATCCAGTCTTTGGCTTTGGGTTAAGGTTTCCATGCCTTTTGCTAATAACTTATTAGTATAGCTCATTAACATGGATTTTTTTTCTATTCCCTCTTTCAAGGCAACTTGTTCTTCTTCATCCAAAATATTCTGCAGATCATAGTCTGCTTTCATTTTTTCCACCAATTCTAACGCTTTGTTACTTGCTTCCTGCGCTTTGGTCATTTCCGCTTGGATAACGGATACACCCTCGTCATCTTTAGCTTTATCCGTAGTATTTTGCTTATTAGCAAACCAGTTTTCAATCTTTTCCTGCTTTTGCTCTAAAGCTGTTTTAGGGGGTTCTGCGGGTAAAATTTCGCCCTCTAGGGCATTATTACCCGTTACGGTATTTCCGCTAGCCACGGGGCTTGCAGAGGCTGTGGCACGCCCGCTTAAGCCGGTTGTAATGGCGTCAAACACGTCTTTAACTCCTTTGCCAGTAAACTCCAAAAGTTCGCCCTGATTAGCGTCCCTTTTCCCGTAAGCCCTAAAAACAGCATTAACATATTCCTTGTTAGCCAAGGAATTATTACCGAGGTTTTGAGCAGAGTCAAAGACTTTTTTTTGTAAATCGTCAGATACACTTGGCTGTTCTGGCGTCAGATTAACCCCGAACCTTTCCCCAGCACCCGCCAGGTTGCTGTCCGGTTGTGTCGGTTGTATCTCAAAAGAGTTTTTCGGCTCAACCGTTACGTTTGCTTGCGTATTGCCCACATTAACCACGCCGGAAACAGGAGCGGCATCAACCGGGTTATAACCGCTAAAAAGCGATTGGCTTTTAGCCCAATCAACCGCTTCTTGTCCCTGAAGATTGGTATATTTTGACGTATCCAAAGTTTGTCCCGCTTGATTTTTAAAAATGGCCATAAAAATTATAACAATTTAGATTAAGCAAACCAGCCGCCGATCAAGAATGATACATTAGTAAAGGTGGTAGGAAATTTATATTCAATAATAAGATCATCACCGACAGGAACAAGCAAGGTGTGATAAGTGTAACTGTTGGCAATTTGTTGCATTCTGGCCTCCACGTTAAACACGTTAGAATTGCCGTTTTTACGAAAATACATAATCGCGTCAGCGGCTGTTGCCCTAGTGCTGATAACTACTCTAACTAGCTTGGTTCCGGCGGGAACAATCGCGGACAAATCCCAGTCGTGCCAATCGTTGTCTATCGTCGGGCTGTCTATATCAAAAGCAGAACTATCCCCTCTGTCTGTGTGGGTAAACGAAGATACGGTTGGCAAATTATCAAGATTATTGTAATCTAGTTTTTGCGAATTTCTGCCATCATGGTTATGCGATTGCTCAAAATTCTCCTTTTGGGAAAAATCTAAATTTTCCCTATTAATAGGGAGTATTTTATTTTCCAGAAAACTCTCACCTTGATTAAATTGGTTTTTTAGTTGGTTCATATTCGACCGCAATGCGCGCCACTTGTTTAGCAACCGCCGACCAATGGATGCGTACTTGCATACTGGTCATATTTAAATTTATGTTATTAATCTCCTTCGACCTGATTGCCCCGTCTGCCGCATGAGTCATGCTTCCAACCGTAGTTGACGTGCCGTTGTGGTCAAGCACCATGATATTCATAACTGACCCGGAAGCCAAAGGCTCAGCCAATTCTACGGTAATTTTCTTAATTATCACGTTCTGGTCAAAAAAACTTCGGCGACTACGCCAATAACCAGTTCCTACTTTGGCCGTGCCGTTAGAATCAGCATTTTCAAAATAACTTAAACTGATCTTGCCGTTACTGTGCAGTAACAGACTAACATCAGAAGAACTGAACAAAGCATTAATGTTGTTTTCCAACACCAAAAGATAACTGAATCTTTGCCCGTCATATACCAATATCGCCTTGCTTTGCACGATATACAATCTATCCCTAAACTGCGTAATCATGTACTTAAAAACTTGATGGTCTAAATCGTGTAAATGAGTGAAATTTAAGCCGTTCCAATAAGCCATGTAACGGGAGGTAAAGATTAGCAACATGCCCTGGAATACATACATGCAGTCAATTCGATCGTTCAAATAATGCACATCTTCATAATCAGTCGTGTCCAAACCATCCCAGATAAAAATCGCGCTTTTAACATGGTTTGACCCGGAAAAATTAAGAGCAGAAGTTTCCGCGGCAATATAGATTTTATTACGGTATTCCACGATTGCGGTAATCGTCCAGCCATCCGGCATGGTAAAAGCGGCGGCCGTAGCTGTCGTACCATTCCATGAAGCAATTTTAGTCCCATTGGTGATAAACGCCAATTCACCGCCAGAAGCACCGTAATTGATCATTTGGTGAACATTGTTAGCGCCTAGTGCCCCGGCGCTCCTATCCACCGCCCACCAATCATAATTTGCACTGGCCATATCTTCCGAAAATTGAGCGACATCCGTGGTTGAACTAACTAATATAGATTCTTGACCATTAAACGGAAAATACAAAATATCTGATTTTTTAGCATGATAATCATGCCCGGTATCTTCAGAAACTTCCGCTACTACGCCAGCGGCTGTTACTGTATAAAAATGGCCGTCCGCACCACTATCTATTCCGAAAGCTCGAATAGGCGCGCCTAAAGCTGACCATTTCGTACACCAACCGGCGATCGATTCCACTGCTCCACTATTTTCTGTAACCAAAGGCGGCGGTGCCAATACACCCTTTTTTACGTAAATATTGCCCGATTTATCTTCGGGAGAATAACCGCCGTTATTTTGGAAGTCATTTTCAGCCGCACCTCTTAAAAAATCCTCCTGATTTATAACAAATTTTGCCATGTTATTTAAACAATGAAATTATACCCTGCATAAAACCTTGCTCGGTCGGAAAAAACTCTTCCGTCAGCTCAAAATTCTTCAAATCTTCATCCTTAAGCGTAACAGCGTTTTCTTTCCGCATTAAATGCGTGATAGCCACTAGCCCGGCATTAAAAGCAGTAACCGCTTGCGCTTTATTAGTTCCTCCCTTGACCCAATAAATCGCGCCGTTAGCTAAACGAAAAAAATAATCCATAATTTTTATGATTAAAGGTTTATTATCGTTGACGTACCAGGTGTAACCGTAACTCATGAACACGTAATTATCGGCCAGTTGCTTGATGTAGGGCGAATAAGTATCAAACACCATCCAGGGGCAATCGTTATAGAGCATAGTGGCGTGGATAATACCGCCGTTCGGAATATAGTAATTGCCCTGTTTCAGCCAATTTGATACCGCTACCTGTAACGGTCCGAAATTAAGAGCGGAGTGAAAGTCTTTTTCATACACCACTTCGTAATTAATGCTGAACCGTTGCAAAAATTCTTCGCCTAATTTATAAAGTCCAGCGGGGACAGCTTGATTGTAATCCTCTAAATCATTCTCATAATCACCCATTTTAAACGGTGATTGCAGTTGTGGTGTCAGCCCATAATGGCGCGCGGCATCGCCCACCGCTTTCAAGGAATTGCCCTTGCCGGGTACAGTGTTGGAAACCCGCGCCAGAAACCAGTCATCAAAATTCACCTTACCATTCTCATCAATATACCAATTGTCATATAGCCATTGGGTGTTTTCTTTGGATAATAGGCCGTGCGCTATTTTGTAATTAAAAATTGTTTCAATAACATTTAGGGCTGAACCGGACACGCACCACCACGGATCAAAAGACTGGAACCGCTGAGATTCATAAGTCGGCAAATAACCGCCCATGCGGGTCAAAATCGGTTTAGAAATACCGTTGTTAGCTCCAAATTTCCAATCCTCTTGTACGATTGGCTCAATTATTAGGTTTTTCATACTTTTTAATGATTTTACCTATTAAACCCCACACGTCCGCCATATCCAAATCGCAAGACATCACGCTTTTTTTTAAATCTTTTAATTCCTTTAAGCACCTTTCAAAATCTTTGTCGCGCACCATATTGTAAAACTTAGTTAGTTTAGAGGGCTACGGTTGTAGCCCGGTTAGGAGGTTTTAGGCATCTTCATCTTCACGGCAGTCCGGGCAGAACTCGGTGTCTTCCTCGACGTGAGGCACCATCTTACCGCGGATCGGGCAAATGTATTCCTTGCAGGTGGCGCACTTCCTGTCTTCCAGGATGTTGCACCCGAAAACGATACTGCACTTGGGGCAAACGGATATACGGCTCATTTCTTCACCTCTCGTTTCCGGCACAGAAAGCCGGGTAACATCAGGATGATTTTCATGTGATAAGCGCAACAGTGGCCGCTCCGATTATGGACGCAAGTTTCGCATTTCTTCACAGCGTTTTTTCACCCCTTTCTTTAGCCAATTGCCGACGGCAATCTTCAATGACGTTCAGGACGATTGCCCAAAGCTGTCCGGTTTGTTCGTAGCTGAGGTTGGGGTTAAGCCAGGACAGTTCCGCGTCTTCCGGGCGGCAATCAGCCACCAAGAGAGCGGTACCGTTCATGTCGGCAGTCATGAGGCCGTGGATAGCGTTGTCTTTGACGGCGAAGCAGAACACCAGGCCAGCGGGAGAGGGCACGCAGATAGCCTCGCAGTCAGCGTCGAACTGTTCGATTGCCTGGGTAAAGCCCTTGTCGCTCGTTCCGAATGTCGGGACGGGTACGTCCTGGCCGTAAGCCAGAACGGAAACGAAGAATAACGCGATGAACAAACAAAGCTTTTTCATTTCCTTTTTCCTTTCTTGCGCGTCTGTTTGCCCGCGGGGGTAAGTGCAAAACACCTTAGACAGAGCTGTCCGCTTTCGAGCGAATCGCGGAAAGACGTGAGGGACACGTATGGTCCGGTAATGTCTT